ATTCCAACCTCAAAAGAAAATGAAGGGGAATTTTTAAACCTTCAGAACCTTGCAGCTTCGGCGATTGTCGTTGCTAACCGTTGGTCAAAGTCTTTAGCGGGTTTTGCAACGTCGGGACAACTTGGAACAAATCAACAGATACGGCAAGAAATGGAATACTTGCAAAACACGGTTATTAAACCACGTCAAAACCTTTTGTTATCAAAGATTATAAACCCTTTCTTAAAAGAAATTGGGGTTTATAATCCAGCATTCACCGACGTGACGTTTGGTATTTCCAACACTTTGCCCGTGTCTTTTATGGGTGATGTTGCAGTTGAACAAAATCTTTCATTAAACGAGAAAAGAGAAATATTGGGTTACGCACCCGTAGAAATAGAACAAACAACCCCAAACAATGAGCCAATTAATACAACCGAGTGAAGTAATAGCTGGAGGGGTTGCACGTCCAACACCAGCGGACATAAGACTTGACAAAAGCCTTATCAGCCCACATATTCAAGATGCGGAGTTCCGTTGGATTGTTCCCGCTATTGGCTTGACATTATATGATTCAATGGTGACAGACAAAGGAAGTTCAACCGCATTTACATCAACGGCTTATCAGGACATCTGGGACAAACAATTAAAATCGTTTTGCGCTAATGCCGTTCTTTATGAAGCTTCGCCCTACATGGTCATGCAACTTGGTTCAAATGGTTTATATACATTAGATAATGAGTATGGGCAAAATGTCGGGGTTGATGGCTTAAAATTTTATCAAGATACCTTGTTACAAAGGTTAGACGTAAAAAAGAAAAGGATTAAAGATTTGCTTTGCAACTACTCAACACCTTTGACCGCGTTTATACCAAGCGCCATCGGTTGTCCTGAGTCAACTTGCGACGAACACGAAGAAGAGATAACAGATATTTACAATACTTTAGGAATTGTTTTATGATAGAGAAACCAAAAAAAGAAAGACGTTTCCTTAAAACATTAGGAAAAATTGGCGAGATATTATTAGAGGAGGTTTTAATCAAAGTGGGTAGTAATTTAATCAAGAGGATTGGAGGCAAAAAAACATTGCCTTCGATTCTTTTTTTATTCCTATCTATTTCCCTTTATGCCCAGTATCCAGCGACAGGAAACAAACAGAGACTTGGTTATCAGACTACGGGCGACGGGCTTGTGTATCGGGGTAGGGCTTTAGACACAATGACAATAAAATCAAGCGGTTTAAATAATGCTTATTTTATCCTTGATACGGTAAATAATATTCTTTACAATTACATTAAAACAAAGGGCGGCTGGAAGTTTAGTAATGGAGATACTATTATCATTAACGGCGTCACGATGCCATTTGATTCTATTACCTTTAATACGACAAAAGATGGCACGGTTATAACTGGTGAGGTTGAATATAACGATACTCAAGGTTCTTTAATTCAAGGTTTAAAAGGTGGCTTAGTAACCAATGTAATTGGGCAACAATTACACCAAAGGGTAAACAATCGCACGGGGTCAACTTTGGCAAAGGGAACGGCGGTTTATTTGTCAGGAAGTCAAGGTAATCGAATAACCGTTGCAAAAGCCTTAGGTGTTACCGATGCTTTTTCTGCAAATACTTTTGGCATTGTGGCAGAATCAATCTTAAATAATCAAAGCGGATATATAATTACTGAAGGATTAATTACAAATATAAATACGAGTGCTTTAGTCGAAGATTCAGCGGTTTACCTTTCGCCAACCGTGGCTGGTGGATTAACATCAACAAAGCCTCAAGCACCTCAGCATACAGTATATATTGGCGTTTGTGTTAAGAGTAATGCTGGTTCGGGGGAATTGTTTGTCAAAATTCGTAACGGTCAGGAATTAGATGAATTACACGATGTTCGTATATCATCACCAGTCAATCAAGCTTCGTTATATTATTTAAGTAGTCAAGGCATTTGGCGCGACACAACTGCTGCATTGTTGGTCAGTGATACGGCTTCTATGCTTACAAATTATTTGCGAACGGGCGTTGCGGCTTCGACCTATCTTACTCAATCGTCAGCAGCATCAACTTATTTGCCATTGACAGGGGGAACATTGACAGGACTTTTAAAAAATACATCACAAAGATTAACGGGTAATATAACTATAAGTGATTTTGATGTTACTTATAATTCAGTGCAAACTGGTCCATCATCAAGTGAAACTGTAAATTTAGCTTTACAACAAAATTTAGGTGGCGCACAAAATATTTCTATGGGTGGTAATCAAGGTGGTGGCGGTAGCACAACGAACCCAAATATATATTTTACAGACAATCGAAAAGCCTACGCAAGTATTGGAGGCATTCATACAAGCTTGGGAACAAATAATCAAAGCGGACATATAATTTTTACTACGACTCCCTCTTTAAATACAGTTGCATTAACTGAAAGAATGCGTATATCACAAGATGGTAGTATTACAATGGGTGGCACACTTGGTGTAACAGGCGCAACGACTTTGTCTGGCGCACTTACCGTAAACAATGCCACGGTATTAAATGAAGGCTCAGGCGACTTTGATACAAGGATTGAAAGCGACGGAAACGCCAACATGGTTTTCGTGGATGCTTCTACGGATAGAGTTGGTATTGGCACAGCTTCACCTTCAAAGACCCTTGACGTAAATGGTGAGGTTAAAATTGCAACCGTTACGGCAACGCCTACGGCTTTACTTGGTAAGGATGGAAGTAATGTTGTGGGCGAGGTAGCGCTTGGTACAGGAATGTCTGTTAGTGGTGGTATATTAAGCGTTCAAGCTGCTGGGGCTTCAGCAACAGGGTTAGTTACATCATTTGGTTCTCAAATATTTGGTGGAAATAAAACATTTAACGGAACGGTTACTCTAAATGATGAGTTAAATTTATCCTCAGGATATTTAAAAAGAGGTTATTTGTCAAGTACAAGTACATCTATAACCGTAGGTGACAATGATACATGGTTAAATATTCATCAAGATACCGAAGTTACGATTACATTACCATTAGCTTCATCATATACTGGCAGGGAAATAATCATTAAACAAACAGGCAGTGGCGTTGTAACATCAGCATCATCAAATATTATTGGATTTACGACCGCTTTTAATGGCAGTACACAAACGGCAATTATTAATCCAGCTAATTATCGATTTGCAACACTTGTAAGCGATGGCACAAATTGGGTTATAATGCAAAGAAATAATTAAAATAAACAAAAACATGAAAAAAATATTAATCTTTTTATCCTTGATTCCTTCTTTTGGCATTACTCAGGATACGGTTATCATTTCCAAAATTTTTGCAGATGATACCTTATACAGTGTAAAGAAAGTGTATGCTAATCAAGATGTTCAAATTAAAACATTTGAAGATTCATCTGCCATATATTACTTTATTTTAAACGATGTTGTCGATGAGGCAAGAAAGACGACCGATGCTTTTAATATTTATGAAAACCGTAACAAGTTTTTAAATGGGTTACATAAACTTGATAAAAGCATGATTAACGGGAAAGTTGAAAGCGGTTTTAATTACCTTTCAAATCTTTACGCTTCATTCTGGTTAGGCAATTACAATGCCATTGCTAACGGTACAAAGGTTATTGCTGGGGTTGAGATATTCGTAAATAAAAATAATGAGTTAAGGATTAAAATTGGCGAAAGCATTAATAAGCCTTTTATTTCTATTGCCGATACTTATGGAATTATTGCAAATTACCCAAACACGGGCGACAGATTTGTTATTTACAAAACAACAGACAAGTCTTTTAAGGATTTGGATAATAAATTAATTCTTAGGAAACAAAAGCAAATCAACCGATGAAGGCAATAATTTACAACATCTTTAAACTTGGTTACGACGGTATTGCGTATGCCATTTGCTGCGGAGTGATTTTCTCGTTTTTCCTACCCATTAAGCATTTCTTGATTTTTACAATCTTCGTTGTTTTCGCAGACACGGTGACAGGAATCATGGCGGCAAAAAAAAGAAATGAGCCAATAACAAGCAAAGGTTTATATCGGACATCGCAAAAAGTGGTAACCTATTTCTGCGGTATCATGATATTCCACGGGGCAAGTATTACTTTTGGACTGCCATCGCAAATAACATATTCTGTCAGCTTCATCATTGCAGCAACGGAATTGTTTAGTATTTCGGAAAACATTAAATCCATAACTGGAACAAATATTGGTACAATTATTCTTAGATTTTTTAGACGTTAAAACAAATAATATGCAGACTAATTTAAAAGAGGCTTTAAAGTCAGCCGACACAATCAAAAGTCCTTTAGGTGACGTGGCTTGCTACTCAATGAACTTTGCTGAGTTAGCCTCTGAGATAAACGTTCATCTTGAAGGTAATAAGGTGAAATTCACGTGGCGTGAATATATCCAGTTGGCTCAAATCATTTGGGACAAGATTAAGGAGACATCCAGAGAATGTGCTGGGAAAGAGATTTCGGTTAGTTTACCGCCCAAATTTTCTATAATTTCAGCTGCATTTTCCCTTATAGGGTTTAAGTTATAGGCGCAGACAGAATCGCTACCTTATGCACCTGAGAAGGGGGTCTATTGGTTTAGACTCCCTTTAAAAATATATAAATATGAAAGCAAATAAATTTTGTGTTTTCCTTGATGCTGGTCACGGCGGCATAGACGATAAAAAGAAATTACCCTATAATTACACAACTTACCCGTCTAAATGCTTCCAGCATAACAACTCAATGTTCCATGGCTACGGTTGGTTCTTTGAAGGCGTGTTTAACCGTGAAGTCGCGGCAAAGATTGAGCAGTATTTAAAGGATTGGG